ACTTATTTTCACTCTCTAAGTCATTGATTTTACTCGATTTTCAAAAATAATTGAAAATAAATGAAAATAAGTGCTTTTTGTGACTAATTTGTCACAATGGATGAGAAGTTTTTGACTTTTTCGACTGAAATAACCCTTCCAAACTTGTCCAATATCTGGTCACCCTTGTGGGATATGACAAATGCGTTGGTATTATCGTCTAAGGCGTTTAGAATGCCTAGAAAATCTTCAATACCAGTTGAGTCCAGACTAGAATCAAATATCTCATCTAGGATGAGGAGATTGGTAGATACAGAGGATTTCAATTTTGCTACCTCACGCCAGGCAAAAAGTAGGGCTAAGTCAATACGCAGTTTTTCACCTTCGGAGAAGGAGCCATATTGAAAAGCATCTCTGCCACGGCTCTTGATTGTCTCATTAAATGCCTCATCTAACTGGAAGGCTATATTGAAATTCAATGCCGAGAGGTACTTATTAATTAGTTGGTTAATAAGTGGTAGGTAATTCCGAATGATGACAGTTTTGATACCATTATCTTTCAACAATTCCTGTGCGGTGTTCAGGTGATGTTTTTCTTCCTGTAAGTCATATTTACTAGTTCGTTTGGAATCTAATTCTGCTTTGCTTCGAGTGATTTCGGCTTGGTCACTTGGTTGGTCACTTTCGGTAATTTGGTTGGTCAGTTCACCTTGAATTTTACCAATATACTCATTAATACCATTGATGGAACTTTGTCTCTCAGATATCGCTAATAGGACACTTTCGATAACTCGGATATCATCATTGATAGTTGCCAACTCTAAATCTACTTCAGCAATTGCCAAATCCATTTCATCAGATTTAGCACCCATCTCTGTAGTAACTTTCTCTTTATGTTCGTGAGAAATACCTTGGAGACAATCTGGGCATTCTGAATTATTTGTAACAGAACTAATTAAGGTTTGAAGATGATTTTTCTTTGTGTTGAAGGTATGATGGAAGTTGGTTAACTTCACCTTCTTATTTTTCTTGGCAGTATAACTTCCTACCTCTTTTTTAAGTTCCTCGATTTGGGCCGTGATAGTACGGACTTGTTCGGAACTTTGTGCTAACTCATCTTTTTTGCTCTGCATCAAATGAGCATCGGACTCTTCGAGAGATTTAATATGGCTCTCTTGTAACCTAATGCTTTGTTCGAGCAATTCTATTTTATGGGCAACTTCTTGAATAGACATTTTATTGTCCGTTACTCGACCCTTAACTAGGTCATTCATAACAGAGAAAATTTGAATATCAAGAAGTTCCTCAATAATTGAACGTCTATCTCCAGCGGCTAATCTCATAAATGGTATGAAAGAGCCACTACCCAGAACAACTATCTGCCTGAAAGATTTCTCATTCATTCTTAGAATATATCGCTCTAAGAAGTCTTGGGAATCTCTCGCAGAAGCCATCTGGTCAGACATTTGTCCGTCTACGAAAATCTCAAACTTTGCTGGCTTGAGACCTCTTTTGATAAGGTACTCCTTTCCGCCTACGCTAAATTCAAGTTCAACCATCATATTCTTTTGATTTATAGAATTGACAAGTTGACCGATTTTAACTCGGCGAAAAGGTTTACCAAATAGTCCAAAAGATATTGCATCCATAAATGTACTCTTGCCAGCCCCGTTGGTTCCCACCATCAGAGATGTTCGTGTATCATCTATCTTAATTTCAGAAAACTTATTACCAGTTGACAGGAAATTACGATATCTCACGTTTTTAAAATTTATCATATAGAGTCCATTATATAAGTTTTGTTATCTTTTGTCAAGCGTTTTCTTCATAATACTCCTAATAGACTCAAAAATAGTCTTAGGTTTAGAGTCCTTTACCCATTCCTGAATTTTCTCAGGTTCTGGTTTTTTCTTCATAAGTAGTCTCCTATTATTCAGATTTCCAACAAGTCCACGCACCATATATAATTGCACCATAGGCGAATAAATCCATTGGAATCATCAACATTATTAAACCAAAACCAATGAGCATTAGTCCGTCCCAAGTGGTTCTTTCTTCAAATCGCTCTTGTACCCAATCAACTACATTAAACATATATATCTCCTTATCATTATATTGAAAGTGCCTCAACATAGATTTCGTGTAAAATTTTCTTCACTTGCTTACCATTATCTATGCTTAGGTTGTCCACGTATTTTTCCAAGGTAGTTATTGTGTCTTCTGTTTCAAATTCAATTTGGTCAGAGGACAACAATCCGTGGTCTTCAATGATACTAAGGACTTCACATTTCTTTTCAAGTTCTTCACAAACTCTATTGAATAATTCAATGTCATCCTTCTTATCAACAATTACCTTGACTATCTGATTAGCATATGAATCTGTATCTATAGGCGTATCATCATATATAATCTTCGAGTGCATTGTATTTGGGTTTAAGATAAATTCACATTCGAGTGTTTCCGTATCAAATATATGGAATCCTCGAGGGTCATTATAATCTGCCCAAGTAATCTCGTATGTATTACCGAGATAGTAGACGTGGCCATTATCTGATTTTGTATGAAAATGCCCACTATAAACAGTGTCGTATTTATCAAGGAAGTCAGGTGACCTCGAATGATAAACTGATTTAACACCTTTCATCATCTCAAATCCAGATAAATCAAAGTGTCCAAATGCAACTGAATTCTTAGATTTCTTAATGAACTCCAGAATTCTATCTTCGTTCCCGTCATTAATCCAAGGAAGTAAATCTAACTTATAACCATCTGGTAATACAAGTTCAGAGGCTTCTTCATATCCAATGACAGGTGTGTGAAATGTTTCGTTATTTGGAATACCATCAATAGCGAATAATTGCTCAATAGAATTAGTAGCCGAGGTATTCTTATAATATGTATCGTGATTGCCAACAATACAGTGCATTGTTATTTGCGAGTTAATCATTGGCTGAAGGAACTCTTTCCGCATTCTTGCAAGAGTATCATAATTGACATACTTCCGTCTGTCCATCAAATCACCAGAGTGAATGATGGTTTTTATATTATGCTCTTCTAAGTATGGGAAAAAGGTTCCAGTCCAGAATCGATAAAAGTAATCTGAAAACGCTTGGCTATCTGACCTTGCACCGAAATGGGTGTCTGTTATGATGGCTACCTTCATATCATAAAGAACTCAAGGTTATTTTTATTGTCTTTCTTTGCAATAGCCTCTTCCTTCTCGGCTTTCTTTGCTTCACGTTTTGACTTCTTTTCAGACTCTTTCCGTTCCATATCATCAATAAACTCTTTGATATGTGTATGAAAGTCTACAGCACCTTGGGTATGAATGAAATCAAAGGATTCCTTATCGTGTTGCTGTAGTTCGTCCATTTGCTCGAAACCCGCTCTCTGGTCAAAATACTTATACTTCACGTACTGTTGTTTCTTTTCTTTCTGGATACGTCTAAGGAATGCGTAGTAAATGATTTGTGTGAAATAGGCGAAGGGATTAGTGCTTTTATCTGGGTTAAAATTGTGCATATAAGCCAGACAGTTCTCCAGACCATCAGATATCATATCGTCTTTATAAGTGTAGTTTATAAAGTTAGGTCGATAGGATAATCGTTGGGCTATCTGGAGGAAGCACATTGCAATATACTCTGTGACGTATGGCTTCTTTTTACCATCTTCGGCACATTGTACAATGTCAGCCTGATACTCAATGAGAGCCTTCAGGAATTCTTTGTTATTGATGTAGTGCTTAGTATTATCCTTATCAACAGGCGGCTTTGCCTCTTTATAAGCATATTCTCTTTTTGCCACTTTAATACTCCTTATTCAATTATATAACAACTATTATAACAGGTCATTGGGTCAATGTCAACCCTTTTTATTACTTTTTTCAAAAATAAGTTTTTAAGTGTTCTTTTGTTACGTATTACTTATATAACGTAAAATGGCGAGTGAAACGAGCCACTTGAGCCCGAAGGGCGAAAGTCATTGTAACTGGTTATAATACGAGTTATAACTGGTCATAAGACGAAATCCACTCAAACATAATACATAATCCACAGGTATTCATTAATATCAGTTAGTTTCAATCTACTTTATTCAGTCTTCGTTTCGCTTCGCTCAACTCAGACTTGCTCAAGGACTTCGTCCTTTCGCAGTTTCTAGTTTAGAGGCATTAATTAAATGGTACATTATAAGATACATTCTATGTCTGGTCACAAGATACAGTTATATTATAGAGCCAGGTTACCGAGACATCAAAAATGTCTTATTCCTGGTGGCCACAGAGTGTGAACTCACTCTTCTCTAGTGGACTGTACCAATATGTGGTGTGTCCTGACCGGATTTCTTTCGTATATTTAGTCCTTGTACGGGACATCAATACACAGACCTCAACTCAGTATGTCGAGTATTATAGTCTGCTCGGTTCACCAAATGGCTACTTACCTGAGTTTCTCGTTTCAGGTCGAATGTCTAGGTTTGAGGCTAGACCCTCATATGTACAATGTATATTCTACTTCTATTATCTTACAGTATAACACAACGATATCCGTGTGTCAAGCATTATTTTCGCTTTTTATAAGATTATTTTACCCTTGCCTTGTGGCTGGATAATCTGGCTAAACATTCCAGTATGTTGGTCCGCTATTTCTGTGCGTGTTTCACTCAAAAATAGGATATCCCCCATATTCAGATGGATAGTGTCATCTTTTACAGTCATAAGAAATGGTACTAGGCCCATCTGGGCTTCTCCGTTTCCTGACGAAATTTGCTGAAGAATTGTGGGGTTCCGTATACTAATGAACCTCCCCTCTGCATTAATGCTCAATACATCACAAATTAGTTCGGTGCCCGTGTGTTTCAGATGAACCGTTGCTTTATATACCTTAAATGGCTGTTCCTCTTTAGGCTCTACTGTTTCGTCAGGTAATCCGTAATTCCCGCTCATAATTTAATACTCCTATTTTTAATTCTATCAAGTGGCCAGTTTGTTGTTTGTATTCCACCTATGAAAAAGGCCAGTGTTAATCTATCTTCTCCATTACTCCAATAACTATTAGCGGCGTGCCATTCACAGGCATCATACGCTATCAATCGATTAAAGAAATTTTGAAATCTTAGTTTCTCTGTAAATTTTGCATTATGCTCATTTACGTTAGTTTCGCCAGAGCGTGTAATTATTGAACCTTGCTTCAAATTCCATAATGATGTACCACTATCTGGGTCAATATCGGGTGTGAGATATATCAATCCTGCAAATTCATTATCTGAGCCAGTTTGTTTCAATCTTTCTGGAATTGCATCTTGATGGATAAATCCCTTGTTTCCGTCTTCTTCTTTAATATCACCAGAGCGTGGATTTTGATGAAATGACAGTTCACTTAGGCCCCACGAAACGTCCACATAATCTAAATCAAAATAAATTGATAAAACTTTCTTTATAAGTTCATTATGAAATTCTGGATTTATCTCCCATAACTGTTTTGACCTCAATCCAGGCTTGTCCCCACCCAAGTCATCTTTTTCTAATGATTTGCCATATTCCATAATAGCGTGTGCATTATCAAAGAAATCATCAACAACTACTGGGAAGAATTTAGTTGGTCTAAAGTGTCTAGACTTTGTTGCTATACTCTCGCCCATCATAATTTAATACTCCTTAATTTATAGTCAAATTTTTCAGAATTGTATATCTTCACTCGCTCTAAAAAATGCTTGAGTGAAAAATTCTTATGTTTCTTCCAACTCAAATCGTCACTTATATCAAAGAGAGTTGCTTTAGTTTTTCCTCTGTCCAATCGTAACACCCGACCAACAGACTGGAGATTCCTAATCCTAGACTTAGCAGGATGCCCGAAAATAACAGAATGCAAGTTCCTAATATTAATGCCAGTGCTAAAAGTCCCGTAACTAGCCACGATAATAGCATTAGTGGAAGTTTCTGTAATAGCACGAATCTCCTCACGAACCTCTGTTTTAACTTCTCCGCTAACGAAGAATACGGGTCTTCCTGGTTCTTTCTTGGTGATATATTCATATAATTTTTTACCGTGCTTGTCAACGTATTGAAACAAAATCAAGGTGTTTTTGGGCCGTGATAGTGCCAGGTCGCAGATGAAATCATTTCGTTTCTTGTGGGTAATAAGGAAATCTATCTCTTCCTTATATGTCATTAGTTTTACTGCTTTCTTTTCTACATCTGTATATCCTAGAGTTACCGCTTCAATATGTAACTTAGCGATTGTCTCAGAATCCATTAATTCTTTAGTCGTAGTGACCTTGTGTACTGCTCCGAATAGTCCTTCTAGAACTAGTCTGTGTGTCTGTGTACCATCTAGGGTACCTGTAAATCCAAACTTATACTCACAATCAGTCATCTTCGTTAGGATAGAGGTGAGAGACTTGGCCTTAAAATTATGTGCTTCATCACCAATCACAACACCAAACTGTTGGAACCAATCTTTCTTCAATTTGTATATAGATTGCCAAGTAGTTATAACGACTTTCTTAGAAGTCTCCTTGTCTTTACCAGCGTATATCCGATGTACTTCATCAATTGAGAAGTCACAACCAGAACCGTTTGAGTAGTCTTGAAAGTCTTTGTAGAGTTGTTCTACTAGGCTGGTGGTAGGTACAATAATTAATGTCTTCTTTTCAACTGTATTCATATACCAATTGACCAGTCCATAAATCATCAGAGATTTACCACTGCTGGTGGGAGATAACATCAATGCTCGTTTTTGATTGAGTCCGTGATGTAATGCTTCGTATTGATAATCGTATGGTTGAATTGGTGAGCCACCAACTTGAGGATTTAACTTCTTAAAAAACTCTGCGGTTTCTTCTTCAGTTGTTGTTCTTTCGAGAGGAAGGCTTTCAATGGTTAATTCGTGTCTTTCAGCGAACTCAACCACGTATGGCACTAGACCATAATATAGTTCACCACCAAATGCGTTGAAAAGACGTATCTTCCCATCCCACGCTCTGGAGCGATATGCCGGCATAAACTTATACCCAGGCACCTTAAATGTAAAGTAATCAGAAAGGTCGTGGGCAATAGATGCCTCACACTCGATGTTTACGTAAACATCATCTTTCTTATGGATAATAATATCAGTCATAATATAATTTAGAATTCACCTTGTGTAAATTTTAGAAAGTCTATAGCATTTTTGATAGCAAATCCTCTAGTAGAAAACATCTTACAGACCTCTTCTAGATACTTCACTATCTCTTCTTGCAAAGTGACCTTATCTTCTGCCGCAACTACGGTTGGGTCAATCCTCACATATTCTTTAACTTCTCGGTCTTTCAGAACATATTCAAATGGGTCTGGGTCAGTACCGTTATAATAGTTAGTTCTTCCGTGGCTTACTCTATATAGTTCACTCCTCAATTTCTTGAGTTTAAGACGTTCCCTCAGCAACATCTTCAAATATTTGTTGTGTTTAACTGGAGTCGCTAGAGATTCCCTAGCAAGGACTGTCTCATCTATGTAAACATCTTTATCTACAGATTTTTCTAATTCTTCAATATTCATTATATATTATTCCTCACGAATTGTCAACTACCTCATAAAATGTGTACATCCACGTTATTTCATCATCTTTATATATGTGTTGGTTTGTGGTGATGCCCCAACAATTGTTCAAGTTGTCGATGGAGACCTTGTCACAATTCGGCTCATCTGAATGATTTCCGAATCCACCTAGGGGTGTTCTAATATATTCGCCTTCATATGTACCAGCGTGAATCAGACCCAGATAGGTATCTTTTGCTATATCGGTTACTGCAAATAACCCTAATCCTTCAATATTTGATTCTCGAATCGTTACAGAATCTGGTAACGGCTTGTACATTCATTCACTCCATTCATACTACTATTTTATATACATTATACACCATTCCATAGCGTATGTCAAGCGTTTTCTTCAAATAAATTTATAGGGGTTTACCTGATGCCATTTCCATAAAGTCGTATTGGAGAGTCAGGTCAGTTAGGAGGGGTTCAGCCGACTCATTCGTCATCTGAAGTTCTCCTAGAATGGTAGGGAACAAGTTATGGAAAGTGAAGACTTTATCACTTACATTCTTGTTATTGGAGAGAATATGGATACTTCCATCGTGGCCAGTCGCTTCGCCCTTCTTATATCTCATTCTTGTTTCGGGACCAGCCGCTTTATACATCAATCCGAGAATTTCCATATAATTGTGATAATCTTCATCCACTAGAAATGTCACCGTCATTGGAGCATTCTGAATGGTAGAGCCTGGTCGATATACGTGCCCGTGAAGAGGATGAGGAATAGGTATCTCATTAACACTCATTGTAGGAAGATTACAGGTTGTCAACCAAAATTGCGTACCAGGAAGAATGCTGAGATTCAACCGATAATTGGTACTCTTTGCGAGGTTAATTTTCTGTGGTGCAACTCTTTGTTTATCTGTCATACTACTATTTATACAACCTCTAAATAAAAAAAAGGCACCTAGATTTCTCTAGATGCCCTTTTAGTGACTTTGCCCTAAGGTAGCGAAATTCTTACACGAATGGCGCTGTCGATAGGTTGTCTATTACAACTATTACAGATTAGTAACAGTAAACTTACGGAAGTAAGGATTAGCACCATCAGAGCCAGTAGCAAACGGGTTATGAGTCAAACCATAACGAGTTTTGAACCCTAGACGAGGCTGGAAGTCTTCTTCACCAATTGATTTCATCAACTGAAGTGGAACATATGGACAGTAAAAGAGACCTGCATCATACATATTGCTTCCTTTGTATCCAACTGTTACACTGTCGGCTGCGGCAAACTGGTCAACAAATACTTTGTATTTAGAACCAAGCATACCAGCAAACGTGCTGTTTACGATATCAGGCTGAGAACCATTGTCTACGTCCATTGAAGGAGTAGCAAGTCCGGCAACCATATCAAGAGCAGATGCAACATCTGGAGATACTAGTAACCAATTACCTGCACCACGTCCAGTGTTTTTAGCGATAAGGTTTGCTTCACGATTGATTTGAATCAATAGTGATTTATAACGCTCACCACCCCAACGAGCACCACGGTTGTCAACTGCATCAGCAACATCAAATGTTCCTGCA